TTACAAACGCAGTGCTAATTGATGCCGACAAAGAGCGCAATGATGATCGACTTGTTGAAATGCTTATGCCTTTTGCCAAACTGGTAGAAGAACGCACCTTGACACTTGCAACCATTTAAAAGGAAATAACATGACTACACAATACACATGGACAATTTCTGCGCTAGACGCATATCCAACAACACCACAACCTGATTGCGTGTTCTGCGCCCACTGGCAGTGCGTGGCAACATCAGACCAAACCCACACAGTCAATGGTCAAACAGTACCCTACACTGCTAGGATTTACAGCACTTGCAACATTGTTTATAACCCTAATGAACAATATATACCATACGCCAATTTGACACAGGCAGAGGTATTGGCTTGGATTTATGAAAATGGTGTTGACCAAACCGCAACACAAACCTCATTGGACGGCATGATTGAAAATCAGATTAACCCAACTGTTGTAACACCCCCCTTGCCTTGGAGCGCATAATGGAAAAGATTACTCTATCAACCACACTTGTGAACAACATCATGGCCTACCTTGGAACTCGTCCGTTTCAAGAAGTATTTCAGTTGATTCAAGAAGTGCAAAAAGAAGCACAGGCACAACAACCTACTCCTGAGACACCCAATGTCTGATACTGACAAAGACTTAGCTGTTCACGTTGCTGTTTGTGATGAGCGTTACAGAAACATTGAAGCATCATTGAAAAGCGGAGAAAGGCGCATGACCAAGATCGAGTATTTGATCTATGCCGTGATGGCATTGGTCATGTTTGGCCCGGGTGTTGCGGCGCAGTTTTTCCACAAGTTCTTTGGGATATAAGAAATTGATCCATTTACACTTGTCGCTTTGGCAACTTCGGCCTTCAAACTCGTCAAAGAATCATGCGAGATGTACAAAGAAGGCAGGCAATTTGTTGTCGATGCCAAGAAAGAGATTGATGGCGTTGTTGGGGATATCAAAGGTATCCAAAAAGATGCCAAGGGAATATTTGGGTTTTTTGCCAAACTATTTGCTACAAAAGAAAAGCCCACGGTTGCTCCTGTCAAAGCCAAACCAAAGAAGAAAGTTGAGTTTGATGAGAATCAAATCTACGCTCAAGTCGCAGATGCCCTTACAAAGTTCTTCCATGCTTACAACGGCCTGAAGAACTACGCCAAAGAACAAGAAGAGATTGCATTAACAGCGACAGGAGAAGAGGGTCAGGATATTGCGATTAAGTTGGTGATTGCCAACTTGCAGATGGAAAAGCTCAATGATGAAATGCGAGAGTACATGGTCTACCATGTGCCAGAAGAGATGAAGGACTTGTACAGTCGTGTAAACAAGATGGTCGGTCATATTGCCAATCAACAGGCAATAGCAAGAAAAGCAGAGACTGACAAAAGACGGAAGATTGCATGGCAAAAACGTCAAAGAGAGCAGGAGGCGCAGGACAAGGCAATAATAGTAACGGTTACATTTCTAATGATAGCGTGGGTATGGATAATGATGATGATCGTACATTCTTCACAATAGTTGTCGTGGCGTTGATGGCCGTTATTTTGTTGTTTGTACCGCTTTTGTCTTGGATGTACATCGACATCAAGATGATGGAAATTCGTGTAAACAAAGCTCTTGTAAAGATTGAAGGCAAATGAAATACTTGTTTTTGCTATTATTGCTGTCGGGATGTGGCGATACCTACAGGTATTATTGCCAAAACCCTGATAACTTCAGCTCTGCTCAATGCCAAAAGCCTAGATGTGAGTTTGACCAAACCTGCCCTGAATATCTTGTAGCCCCCGTACTGGAGAAGAAAATTGAAGGAACTATTATTAGCCCTGTTCAACAGCCCCAAGGAACGCCTGTCTGCCGATGAGATAGAAGTCCGTGTACGGGCTTTTGTGATCGTCATGGTGACGCTGATCTTTGCGTTCATTACCTTTGCGCTTCTCTATTCAGTGACATTTGTCACTCAGCCTATCAAACAGATGGCTCCAATAGACCAAGCCTATACCAAGATGCTTAATGATATAGTATTACTTATCGTTGGCGGAATAGGGGGAATATTGACCAAGGGTCTAACAAACGAGGCAACCAACATGATGAACGCAGCAAAGTCCAATAAGGACGCATATGTTGCCCCTCCCCCTGCGCCTGTTGTCATGGTATCTCAGCCATCGGTTTGGACACCACCTCCTGCCCCTACGGCTCCTCCAGCCTTGGAAGATGACGCAGAACGTGAGAGAATGGCACATGCGAGGGCTAGTAATGCTTAGTTTCCTCAATCCTTGGTTCATCATAGGCGCTATATGCGCCGTCTTAGGAGTTTACTATGCAGGACATCATAACGGTTATCAAGAACGTGTTACAGAAGATCAAGTTGAAATTGCAAGGCTTAATGACGAAGCAAGAGCCAAAGAAGCCGAGTTAAATAAGAAAGTCACGCAGACTGCGTATGCTTTACGAAAGGCCAAAGATGACATTGCGTTTAAACAGTCTACTATTAACGAGCGTGTTCGTGCTGGTGAATTGCGCCTCCCCGGCTGTCCCGTACAAACCACCGCAGATGCCGGAGCTACCCCCGGAGATCGGAACGCCAATGATGGCCAATCTAACAGACAGGCTATTGAAGCTATTGTCGCCATCGCCGCAGATGGAGACCGTGCCATCACCCAGCTCAACGCTTGTATTGACACCTACAACAAAGTAAGGGACGGCCTCAATGTTAAGCCCTGAAAAGCTTCATGCTTTAGGAATTGACGCAGAATGGTCTGAACCCCTGACCACTACTTTCACATCGTTTGGGATCGATGATGTCAGAAAACAAGCAGCTTTTATCGGACAGTGCAGCCACGAGTGCAACCATTTCAAAACACTGGAAGAGAACCTCAACTATTCCGCAGCAACCCTTCAAAAGCTCTTTGGGCATAAATTCAAGCCGGGAGAGATTGAGCTTTACGCTCACCATCCAGAGAAAATTGCCAATCGAATTTACGCCAATCGAGGCGGTAATAGAGATGAAGCGTCAGGAGATGGAAATCTGTACCACGGAAGAGGTGCAATTCAGCTTACTTTTCACGACAACTATTGGCACTGCGGCCAAGCAATTGGCAAAGACTTTGTGAAGAATCCTCAATTGGTCGCCACCCCTATGTATGCGGCTTTAAGTGCAGGTTGGTTTTGGAAGACTCACGGCTGCAATAAATTATCAGGGGAAGAGCTGTGTAAACGCATAAACGGCGGTCTTTTTGGCTTTCAAGAACGGGAAGAACTGACCCGTAAAGCACTTGCCGTTTTGAATGGGTAATGGGACAATAAGACATGGCTGATCAACCCGCAGTTCTATTACCTATCATGTTCCGCCCCGGTGTTAACCGGGAGCAGACTCAGTATGCCTCAGAGACGGTAGGTACTGTTTCACCCAATTTCAGTATTGTAGGCAGTTGGTATTCATCTCAAAATGTAAGGTTTAGACAGGGATTCCCTGAAAAGATTGGCGGTTGGTATCCTCAAAGTCTTAATACTTATCTTGGCATATGCCGCTCTTTATTTAATTGGTCTGCGTTAGATGGCACAACTTTGATTGGTGTCGGAACAAACTTAAAGTTTTACATTAATAAAGCTGGTGTTTATTATGATATTACGCCTATTCGTGGAACGGCTACGTTAACCAATCCATTTACGGCAATAGCTGGGCAATCAACAATAACAGTATCGGCAACAGCTCATGGCGCTATTACGGGAGACTTTGTAACTTTTAGTGGCGCTACAGGACTTGGCGGCAATATAACTTCTGGTGTTTTAAATAAACAATATCAAATTATCGTTACAAGTCCTAATACTTATACATTTGCTGCTACTGCTACTGCTAATTCTACAGATGCTTCAGGTTCACCCGGAGGCGGTACAGTTACTGCAACATATCAGATCAATACTGGCCCAGCAGTTGAAGTACCTTTGTTTGGTTGGGGCGCTGGAACATGGGGATCTGGGACATGGGGGAATGGTACAAGTACTACAATTAGTTTAAGGCTATGGAGCCAAGCTAACTTTGGCCAAGATCTAGTATTTAATCCTCAAGGAGGGGCTATATATTATTGGGCTTATGCCACATCAATTAGTACGCCAGCAGTAAATATTTCAACTTTGTCTGGAGCGTCTGATGTTCCGACTATTGCTAATTTTGTCTTTGTGTCCGATGCTAGTCGTTTTGTTTTTGCATTTGGTACTAACGCATTGGGTACTTCTACGCAAGATCCTATGCTGGTTCGTTGGTCTGACCAAGAATCTGTGACCATGTGGACACCTGCGGCTACCAATCAAGCGGGGGATATCAGGCTTTCCCGTGGATCACAGATCATCAGTTGCGTACAAAACAGGCAAGAGATTGTTGTCTTTACAGATACCTCGGTCTATTCTTTCCAATATGTAGGAACTCCGGGCGTGTGGGGTTCTAATATCATAGGAGATAACATCTCCATTATGAGCCAAAACTCAGCTATCTTAGCTGCTGGGGTTACCTATTGGATGGGTATTGACAAGTTCTATAAATATAACGGAACAGTTACAACATTGCGTTGCGACCTGCGTGAATACATCTTTGCCAATATTAATCAAGCCCAGTCCCAACAAATCTTTTCTGGAACGGTAGAAGGCTTTAATGAGGTATGGTGGTTCTATTGTTCTGGGACAAGCACAACCATAGATAGTTATGTGGTTTACAACTACCAAGATGACATTTGGTATTACGGCCAAATGGCCAGAACTGCTTGGGTTGACTCTACGACATTAACCTATCCAGTTTCTGCGTCCTATGCCAATACCTTGGTTTACCAAGAGAATGGCTTGGATGACAATATCAGCGGCACAGCCAATGCTATGGATTCCTACATTCAGTCTTCTGAGTTTGATCTTCAGTTTGGAAGTAAGTTTGCGTTTGTAAACAGGATTCTTCCTGATGTGACATTCCGTAAATCTACAGCATCTAGCCCTCAAGTAACGATGACATTAATACCCATGCAGAACTCGGGATCTGGGTATAACTCACCGCAGGCTACAGGTGGATCTAACGTGGCTACAATCACCAGAACTGCCACGGCCCCTATTGAACAATTTACGGGACAAGTCTTTATCCGTCTGCGGGGCAGACAGTTAATATTCCAGATAGAAGGTAATCAATTAGGATTACAATGGCAACTTGGCACTCCAAGGATAGAGATTAAGTCTGACGGCAAAAGGGGGAATACATGAGCATCCCAGTATTGAGTGTGTCACCTAACCTGCCACAACCTCCCAAGGAATATGATCAATTGTATTTTGATACATTGGCCAAGGTACTTCGCTTGTATTTTGTCAATAATGACAACGTCAACTCTGTTGGCATGAACCAAGTTTCTGCCAGTCAAGCTCTTATTTGGCTGAATCTATAATGGCCGCATACCAAAACGTCACACCAGTACAGATTGCACAGGCAGCATTAACGAC